ATGGGTATTGGAACTACGACAAGTCAGAATTTGGTTCTGTTGAACCACTACTGGATGATGACGATGCTCTGGAAGCCATCTGGAAGAAAGAGTATTCTCTGGCAGCAGTAATTGCTCCTGATCAATTCAAGTCCTATGAAGAACTTGATGCACGTCTGAATGCTGTTCTTGGTCTTCAGACTCCTACTCGCTCTCGTGCTGTAGTTGAACAGGAAGACGATTTGGAGGAGTATACACAAACTCCTACCGCTCAGGATCGTGTGGTAGAAGAACTGGAGCAATCTTATGCTCGCTCTAAGTCTCCTTCACTGCCTACTATCAATTCTTCTGATGAAGATGAAGACGATGCGCTTTCGTACTTTCAACGCTTGGCAGAAGATTGATTAGGTATATAACCTAATATTATCTCCTTTCTTAAGGTTCTCAGAAACGTATTGCTGAGAACCTTTTTTATATGGCATAATCTCTTCCATATCATTAAACACTACGTTTAGATATGTTGGTTTCAATATAAAAATATTTCTCTTATCATCTTGTAATTTCTGTTCATACTCAAAGTTAGTAACTGCTCTAGTGAAGTTTCTTTGAGTTACTTGTCTTCCTAAAATATCATCATAATAAGTTGTTGTGAAGTTTGATGGAACTTGTAGACCAGCAGGAATAATTAAGATTCCATTCGTATTTTTAATTTCATTCGTTTCATAATGATGAACTGCATAGATCTGATCATAGGATCCATACTTTTCTAAAAGGAAATTATCAAATCCTTGTTGACTTAATGGCCATTCGGTTTGAACATTAAGAATGTTATTTGAGAGAAGTACAACCCAATCTAGAGTTTCGTCATCATAAACTTTGTATGCAACATTATCTGGTCTCTCGTTTCCAATGATTTTATATTTTGTGAAGAACTGTAGATTTCCAAAAATATCTTCACGTAGTTTTCCGCGCTTGAATAAATTCTTTACGGTAATATAATCAGATATACTTTGTGAATTTGGTAATCTGCTGACGTACTGAAAATCTGGAACTTGACGGAAGTAACTTGCCATATTAGAAACCTATATCTCCTTTGTTTAATCCTGAATTGAAGTAATCGTCCTCATAGATTGGTTCAAGTTCGCTAAATCTTAGAGTTAGTTGATATGATGTCATTGTTTTTCCACTATCATTGAATGTCATATAAGTTCCATCTGGCGTATAATCAACATCACATCCAAGAAGAGCACAATCTTTAATTCTATTTAATGACGGATGATCCTTTGAACCAGAAATGTATTTTATTTGAAAGATGTTCGGTGCCTTTAAAAATACTGTAGTATTAGAAGTTTTGACCGACATTCCCTGTTTAAAAAACCTAATAATTTTTTTTACATTTTCTGCTTCTTTAGCACTTCTTGGTGAAAGTCTAAATGTAAAATTAAAATTTCTTAATGTTGGTCCATTAAAAAGTAATTCTAAATTTGGGTTTAAAATTGCTCCAGTTGTTCTTGATAATAATCCTTGAATACCGACTGCCTCTTGTGCTAAATATAATTTAAAAGCATTTTGCAAATCTTTATTATTTTTTAGTTCTTTTAAATTTTGAGAAACTTTTCCGAATATATCAGATGCCAAATCTGCTACACTACCATTTTCGTCCATAGCACCTCTTGCTATGGATGCTGCATATGCTTGAATTGGATTAAGTGGTGTTCCTCCCCATTCCACTCCATTACTATCACTAATAGAAGGTTGAATAGGTAGCGTAACTGTTCCTACTATTTCTGTCCCTCTTCTTGTAGTGGCACCGGGACCCGAAATTTTTGTATTTCCAATTGTTTCTTCTGATATTGCGCCTAGACTTCTGCCTACATATCTAAACATCTTAAATTGAATACAATCTTGTGTATCTAAATTTAATTTGAAAGGATATCTTAAATCATCAATGCTTCCATAATTAGTTTCTATTTTTTCAGTATTATCTGATAGCTCTTTATTTCCATCATTTATTTCTAAATTTGCTGGATTGACGTTATCGAGATTAACCGATTCTTTAGTTGTAGTTCCTAGTGGTTCAGGTTGGTTTGGATCAGATCCTATAGGAGCTTTATTAGGTGCAACTTGTAAGATTTGTGTGGCTTGTTGTTTAGTTACTCCAGCAGATTTACTTAGTGCATTTGTTGTTGCATCATCTAAAGAAGTGGTTAAACTACTTGGACTATTTTCAATAAGTGCTTTTTGAAATCCAGTTCCAGCAGCAGGCGTAAAAATCCAATTATTTTTATTTGTTACATCTCTTTCTCCTAAATTAGTCCAATTCGTTAAAGGAGTAAAAGGTTCTGGTCTATATTGAACAGTGTATCTAATTGGTGCTGTCGTACTTAAAGTTCCCTGAACTCCAAGTCCGGTTTGATATTCAGTTGCTGTTCTAACCTGATATTTTTTTCCTTCTATGGTTATTATTTTTTCTCCACTAAAAGCTGATGCCATCAGAAATCTCTCCCGTTTACAAGGTGAGCCAGTATCTCAAGTTTTTGTAAAGTAAGAGACATTTATAGATGTTTTTTATTTATTTAGTTCTGAATTTTGCATATTGAAGAGAACGAAAATAATCAATTTCATTTGGTTTGATTTCTAATAGTCTACTATTAACTTCAAACCAAGTATAATTTCTCACCGTCCCCCAATGAAAATTAAGACCACGAAATCCCCACTTTTCGATGGAAAGAGTTGCAATTAGTGGAAATTCGTCATATCTTAATCCTTTTGTTTTTGCTGAGTATATGAAGGTATAATATTTTCCAACGTCAGGAACAAAGTCTCCTTCACGAAAGACTTCCATGATAGTCATCATAATATCATCAGGTTTGGTATATTTGTATTTCTTTAGTTTCGCTTTTAGTTCATTAACTCTTTTTGAACTTGATTCAATATATTGACCGAAACCTTTTGCCATTACTTAATACCTAGATTATCTTCTGTGATAATTTTGAATCCTATCATTCTATCAGCACAAAATTCTTTTGCTGCCTCCCACTTTGCTTGATTGACTGCATAAGTTTTTGCTTCGTGTATGTATGATTTTGTCACTCTTGATTTTTTCTGTGGAGGAACAGTTTGTTTCTTTGGTTTTACTTCAATCACATAAGTTTTAATTTCGCCAGTTTGCTCTTTAACTTTGATAATAAAGTCTGGAAAATACTTATGAACTCTATTATCAATTGGTGATATGTAAGGAATGTAAAATTCTTCACTACCCCAAGAAATTATATGCTCACTTAAATCGCACCAACGACAAAACTTTCGTTCCCAACTACTTCTACAAATAATATTGTTGGGATTCCCTTTGTATTTTTGAGGATACTCTGGTTTGTATTTGCTCTTAATACTTTCTGCCATTATCCAGACTACATAATATATCAGTAGAAATATTTATAGATAGATGCCTTCGCCATCACCAAGACCTAGAACAGTATCTGAGTTAAAGTCATCTATATTAAATCCCGCATTAACTTCTCACTTTGAGTGCTCTTTTAATCCGCCGCAACCTGTAAGAGATTGGGTTAATTTGCATAGAAACAATGCGGGACTTGGAAATGGTTATGGATTTGAAATTAGTGGATCGTCTGCAGAGTTCTTTAACCTATCTTGTTCCGATGCATCATTACCTGGTTCTTCATTAGCAACTCATGAAATTAATAATGACTTCACCGGAGTAACTGAAAGGCACGTATACAGAAGACAGTATGATGATAGAGCAGATTTTACTTTTTATGTTGATCATGATTATAATATAATTTTCTTTTTTGAGAATTGGATGTCTTATATTGTGAATGAGCAATATACTAATCTTGAAACCGGAATTCCAAATGCAGGAATAGAATTGCCTAATTTTAATTACAGAGTTAATTTTCCTGGATTAGGAGATGGTGATGGATATAAAACAACAATATATCTTAAAAAATTTGAGAGAGACTATACCGGAAGAGTATTGCAGTATAGATTTTTGAATGCATATCCAATTAGTATTAATTCAATGCCAGTTTCTTATGATTCATCTCAATTACTAAAATGCACTGTCTCCTTTAATTATTCAAGATATATTGTTGGTGGTGGTGATATTCTTGTTCCACCAAAACAAGAGCAAACTCCAACACAACAAGCTGAACAGCAAGCAGTACAACAAGCACCTGCTTCTTCTCCAGGAAATCCAGTAGTTCCTGATGAATTAGTTGAGTATGGAGTATGGCCTAGACCGTTGACAAATTATGCTGGGCAACGTCTATTTCCGGACTAAATAATCATACTGAAACTTCTATAGGTTATTATGCCTTTACCAAAGATCTCTACGCCAACACATGAGTTGGAACTACCTTCTACTGGGCAAACGATTCAGTATCGCCCTTTTCTTGTGCGAGAAGAAAAACTTCTTGTATTAGCACTTGAAAGTGAGAATACCAAAGAAATTACAACAGCAATTAAGAACGTTATTAAGAATTGTATTCAAACAAAAGGAGTAAAGGTAGAATCGCTACCTACTTTTGATATTGAGTATCTTTTCCTTAATATTCGCGGTAAGTCTGTTGGAGAAGAGATTGAAGTTAATATTGTTTGTCCAGATGATGGAGAAACTTATGTTCCAGTGAAGATTGATATTGATGAAATTAAAGTGCAAAAAAATGAAGAGCATACAACTAAAATTCAAGTAGATCAATCTATCGTGATGGAAATGAAGTATCCGTCATTGGATCAGTTCATTAAAAATAACTTTGATTTTAATGAAAATAATTCAATGGATCAATCATTTGATCTGGTTGCTTCTTGTGTAGACAAGATTTATAATGAAGAAGAAGTCTGGTCTGCTGCTGATGTAACAAAGAAAGAACTGATTGAGTTTTTGGATCAAATGAACTCATCTCAATTCAAACAGATTGAAAAGTTCTTTGAAACAATGCCAAAACTTTCTCATACTGTTAAAGTCAAGAATCCAAATACTGAAGTTGAAAGTGAAGTTGTGTTGGAGGGTTTGTCCAGTTTTTTCGCATAGGAATGATCCATATGGATCTTGAAAATTTTTATAAATTAAATTTTTCGCTAATGCAGTACCATAAATATTCATTAACGGAGATTGAAAATATGATGCCTTGGGAAAGGGATGTTTATGTTGCTATGCTAAAGAATTATTTGGAAGAAGAAAAAGCAAAGCAGCAACAAAATGGGACCTGACGAACTAGACGATCTACTGGCAAGTATTAGAGCGGAATCTAAAAGAGAATCCGCTCTAACTTTGTATGAAGGAACTGCAGAAGAGGATCTTGTAAACGAAGAAGTAGATGAAAGAGTTTTAACTTTACTTGGTCTTAATGAAGTTTTTGATATTGATTATGGAACTTATATCTCTCTTTTAAAAGAAAAATTAGTTGCGTCTAGAAATTTTGATAAAAAACTTTCCACTGAAGAAGATGAGTTATTAGTTGGTGAATTTAAAAGAGTAAAGAGAAAGGTAGGCAGATTTAAGTTAAAAAGAAAGAAAGTTACTTCGGATAATATTGGAGTAACTGGTCCTATTCGTGTATCATCAGACAAGTTTTTATTGACTGGAAAGGCAATAGTTCCAGAAACTGCTCCAGCAGAAACTTCTAGTGACATCGTAGATATTCAGAAAGCATTAGATAATATTCTAAAAAATCTTTCACTCCAAAATAAAGAAAAGAAAAAGGCGAGTGAAGATGAGAGAAAGAAGAGTGAAGATAGAAGAAGAAAAAAAAGAGAAGGTGATTTAGAAAAACCGCTTACACAACTAAAGGCACTTGCAAAGAAAATCATTGCACCCGCTCAAGGTATTCTTGATCGTATTTTCAGGTTTATTAAATTCACTTTACTTGGTTATGCTTTTAATCAGTTAATAAAATGGTTTAATGATCCTAAAAATGCTGACAAAATAAAAGTACTTGGTAGGTTTTTAAAGGATTGGTGGCCTTCATTACTTTCTGCTTATGTATTATTTGCAACTCCATTTGGTAAGTTCATACGTGTAACTCTTAAAATGTTAAGAGGATTTATTCCTCAAATTGCAAGATTCATTGCGGCAAATCCAGTTTTGGCAGCAACTGCGGTAGCAGGAGTAGGTGCTTATGTAATATCTCAAAAAAATGAGTCATATAGAGAGGAACTTAAAAAAACCCAACCGTCTATTGTCACTCCAAAGGAAGCTAAAGAAACTGGAAAGACGCCTGGAGTTCCTCAACTACAGCAAGAACAAGTGTTCCAAAGAGGATTGGGTGGAGCATTTAAAGGTGGAGGTATTGTTCCTAGAATTAGAAAGTCTTTCTTTGGTGGTGGTTTAATCCAAAGAGAAATAGATGCAAGAGATATTGCATTTGAAGGTGGTGGTGGAATTAGTGATGATACAGGTGTAAGAATTAAAGGTGCAGGTGTTGATACGCAACTGATTGCTGCAAGACCTGGTGAAGTTGTAATGTCAAAAGAAGCAGTTGACAAATATGGCGCAAACTTCTTCTTGGATCTAAACAAAAAAGGTGGTGGAACTGGTGTTCCAAGAATGGTAAACAATATTCAACTTGCTGCTGGAGGTGGATTAATTAAGAGAACAATTAAGTCCTATCAAGGTGGTGGAATGATTGGTGCTCTTGGTAGAGTTCTTCCTGGAACAGGAAGTGTTATGGCACCTAGAGGTATGAATCTTGGATATCAAAATAAGTTTTTAGGAATGAATGTTGGTGGAGTAAAAAATCTACCACT